TACTGCCTCTTTAGGTATACTAGCTAATGAAGTACTACGGACTTGGAGTTCATTTATTTTATCATCTACAATTTCTCCGTTAGCTTTTTTCTCTTTTAATTTTTTGATAATATCAAAACGAAACTTTTGACTGCCGTCTAAAGTACCAGATATCATTGGTTCTATTGTAAGTAGCTGATCATAAGTAGTTCCTGACTGTTCCAATTCGTTTAAAATAGATTCATTAGTCTTACTTATAGCATCTTTTTGTTGTTTAGTCTGAGTAGTTTCTGCTAAACCCATTGCCGTCTGCCCTAGTTTACTTAACTCTTTACCACCCTTTTTTCCTTCATTACCTTTTTTAAATATCGAAAGCACAAGATTTTTATCTCCTGCCTTGGCTGCTGCTAAAGCTAAACTCAATTCTGTTTGCTTCCGAGCATAC